ACAAGAAAATCAGATGCATACGATTTCTATGATATCGCTGTTTGGTCTATGAAATCAGCTCTTGAAGCTGCATACAAAGCCGGCGCAGCATCTAAGTCTTTAAAAGAAGGTAAAGAGTATGAAGATTCATCTGACTTTGAAAGTGCCGCAAGTAAAATTGGAGATGCATTTAAGAAGCTTAAGAAAGAATTAGGATCTGAAGAAATTAAAGATTGGATGAAACAGACAGATAGCAATTTTGGTGGTAATTATCGTTTTGCTACTAGAATTGAATCAATCAACGCAGCAGTTAAAAAGTCAGATAAAGATTTTGATGCTTTATATAGCGATTTGGTTAAAGTTTCAGAATAACTAGGACTCAATATGAATGAACAATTAAGACTAAGACAATTAGCAGGACTTTCAACTGATCGTGCTGTTATGGAAGCAGGAAAAGACAAATTTATTTCTTCAGTAAAGGTTAAAGTTGAACCACCTGAAGGTTTATTTGCTAAAGAATCAAAAGCAAAGATTGTTAAATGGTTAAAAACAAATCATACTGATCTTCAAAGTGCAATGTCTTCATTAAATTTCTATATCAATAGGGCTGGTAAAAATTTAGATGCAGATAGAAAGGCAGAATTAGAATCAGCAAAAGATGATCTTAGAGCTGCATTTAATGTAAAGGAATCTTTTGATGCGAATGCATTCAGACGGATGGCCGGACTCCCACAGATAAATATAAGAGAAGAAGATGCTGCTCCTGAAGCAAGTGATACTCCTTCTCCAGACGAATCAACTCCCCCTGCCGATAGTGATACTCCACCTGCTGAAGATGAGGAAGAAACATTACCAGCTATTATCAAGAAGATTGCTAAATCAATCCAAGGTAAAGAAGGTGAAGAACTTGAAGCTGCACTAATGAAAGTCTATGATGCTGGTGTTACCGATGGTAAGAAACAAGCTGAAGAAGACAAAGAAACTCCACCAGAAGATGGTGCCCCAGAAGGCGAAACTGCAGAACCAGAACCAGAAGATGAAGTTACTGAAGGTGTCAAAGTAATTTTGAAGGGTGGCAGTATTGGATCCAAACCTAGTGTAGGTAAAGAATTTACCGGTGATGATGCAGATACAAAAGCAAAAGAATATGCTGCTAGAATGAATAAAATTCTATCACCTGGCGAAAAATCATACTACAAAATGAAATATGTGGTTGTGAAAACCTAAATGACTAGGACAAATAATGTCAAAAGAACTACTAAAAGCGATGTTGAACAACTTGATCAATGATCACCAGGAAGCAGCAACTCTTGATTTGCACTCATATTTTGTTGCCAAGATGTCGAAACTTTCAGAAGCCCAAGGGGCTGATGGTAAGAAGCCTCCAAAGATTAGTATTGAAGTTGATAAGAAGTCCAGAACATTAAGTGGATCGGTTTGGTTAGATGTCAAATCAGTATCAGAGTTTAAGAAAATCTTTTCTGATGAACATCCTTGGTCAAATGATCTTAATGCGAAACTTAAACCTTACAATTTATCATTCCGCGATATCACAGATTATGAAATTGATCCTTGGAATGAAGGATATGAAATGGAATTTGAAGTTAAATATAAAACTAAGTGACAATTAAACAAAACCGAATTGGGAGCCGGTAGCTCCCTCCAACCAATGGCTCATAGCCTAAGGAGATAATATATGGACAAAAGAGAAGCACTTAAATCAATGTTAAATGCATTGATCAATGATAATCAAGAACAGGCAGCACTTGACCTTCATGGATATCTAGCTGCAAAAATGCAAGATGTTGCAGGTTTGACTCAACAAGCTCCAGAAGATGCATCTGAAACTGTTGATGAAATAACACAAGACTAATTTGTACGTTTTTACTTTGAAAGCATTGAAAAGTGCTTGATTTTTCACGAATTTTTACGTAACTGTATAAATAAAAATGTACGTTTAACGCAGGATCATAAAAATTTTAATTTTTGTGCATCACGTCAAAGTTCAAAGCCATTAAAGACGGCTAAATTCCCAGTCTTTAATTCCCATAAAATAAGGAGAAACTGAATGGACGAAATCCTACAGAAATTGCTAAATTCTGAGCTTTTAAGCGAAGATGCTAGAGCAGAAATCTCTACTCAATTTACAACTTTAGTTGAAGAGTATAAATCTACTGTTCGCGAAGATGTAACATTGCAAGTTAGAGGTGAGATTGCTGAACAATGGGCCAACGAACGCGACAGCTTAATTGAAAACGTCGAGAAATTTGTTGCAACTACACTCACTGAAGAAATAGCCGATTTGAAGGCAGACATTGAACGTTTCCGTGATCTTGAAGCAGAACATGCTGAGAAGATTGTTGAAGCTAAACACTCAATGGCTGAAACTCTTTCAGAAGAACTTGATCAACTTGTTGACAAAATGGACGCATTCTTTGATTTGCGTTTGTCAGAAGAATTCAAAGAACTTCGTGAAGACCTTGAAGTTGTTAAACAAAATGAATTCGGACGTAAAATCTTCGAAGCATTTGCTACTGAATTTAATGGTGCACATGTTGACGAAGACTCGATTCAATCTAAGCTTCAAGCCGCAGTTGCTAAGTTAACTGATGCAGAAGGAACTATTGCTCAGCTTGAAGAATCTCAAGCTAAGATGGTTCGTGAATCAAGATTAGACAAAATACTTGCTCCTCTTAATGGAAAGAAACGTGAACAAATGTCCTTTGTTCTTCAAAACGTTGAAACTTCCCGTCTAGAAGAAGCATATAACCACTTCATCGGTCGTGTTCTTAAGGAAGATTCTTCCGAAGTACGTCCTGAAGCAGATGCAAAAACCCAACCTTTGGTTGAGTCCGTTGTAGTAACTGGTAATGAACAGACAGCTGTTCAGCCTGTAGTAACCGAAGCTGGCGATAAGTATTCTCAATTGAGAAAACTTGCTGGTATGAATTAATAAGTCCTAAGGAGAATATCAATGGAACTATATGAAAACTGGCAAGAAGCCAAAGAGACCCTTCTTGAAGGGCTACCAGAAAGCAAGAAAAAGATCTTAGCTCCGGTTCTTGAAAACACCATGCAACACTTGCAGGAAACTGCTTCTGCTGGTACTCAAACTGCAGGCTCAATCGGAAACTTCCAAAAGATCGTTATCCCTATGATCCGTCGTATTATCCCTGGCACTATTGCTACGGAATTGGTCGGTGTTCAACCTATGTCCGGTCCAGTTGGACTTGTTTACTCAATGCGTTTCTTGTACGCTGAAGCAGTTACTGCTACAGCCGCTTCAGGTTCCTTTGATGCAGGCGTCAACCAAGATATTTCTGTAGGTACTGAACTTTGGGCTAACAACAGCAAGACAAAACGTTTCTATTCCTCTTCTGACGCTTCAGCACCTGCTGGCGGTCCAGCTGCTGGAACTTCTACCGGTTTCGCATCTGCAACAGCAGACTATGAAGCATTTGGTGGTCGTAAAATGACTCTTGAAGTCTTGAAACAAACTGTTACCGCTGGATCACGTAAGTTGCAAGCTACTTGGACTCCTGAATCCATGCAAGACTTGAAGGCTTCCCACGGTCTTGACATCGAAGCTGAAATTACAGCATCTCTTTCCGCAGCAGTCGTTTCTGAAATCGACAATGAATTGATCAATGACTTGGTTGCCCTTGCAGGTACCACCGAATCATTCGACATGGCAGGTACCTTCACCGGTGTTCCTAACTATGTTGGTGATCGTCATGCTGTTCTTGGTATCCTTATTAATAAGGTTGCTAACGAAATCGCTCGTAAGACCCGCCGTGGTCAAGCAAACTGGATCGTGGTTTCCCCATTGGTCGTATCAGTATTGCAATCAGCTGCTAAGTCTGTGTTCGCACCAGCAGTTGCCGGTTCATTCGAAGGTCCTAACAACACTAAGCTTGTTGGTACATTGAATGGTTCTATCAAGGTTTACACCTACATCTATCACGATCAAGGTACTGAACCAATCTTGTTAGGTTTCAAAGGCGGATCTGGTGAAATGGACAGCGGTTACTTCTACTGCCCATACGTACCATTGATGAGCTCTGGTGTTGTTGTATCACCTGATACATTCAACCCACACGTATCCTTGGCAACAAGATACGGTAAGGCTACCTTTACTAACACTGGAACTTCCCTTGGGAACAGCGCAGACTACTACGGTCGCATAAGTGTAGCAAATCTTTCATTCGTTTAATCGAATAAAGAAGCTAGTAAGCTATACAAAAGGAGATCTTCGGGTCTCCTTTTTCAGGTTCGGGTAAAGTATAAATAATCCAGACTATTTATAAAAAGGATTGTTATGTCTACTTGGAAAGAACGAGAGTGTATTGAGTGCAAACAAGTAATGCTTACTGCTAGTAAATCAAACATATGCTTAAAGTGCAAATGTAAATTAAAAAGTAAGGATGCTGTTAAGAGTGAATTAGAAATAATTGCTGATTATGGTTATGTATCGAAGGGTGATCCTACTAAAAACAAATTTGGTAAGCGTGTTTATAAATTGGTTGCTCCATGTTGTGAGCAAGAATTCTCTACAGTCTTTGGTAACCTTTTATCTGGTATAAAAAAGAATGAAGAGTCTGGATATAATAAACTTCCATGTGGTAATTGTGGACCTAAACATAGAATGGAAGCAGCACTTAAAGGTTACGTTGAAAAGAACGGTGTTGATTATGATGAAGCAACTTTCAAACAATACAAGCGTCAAGTCCATGGTAAGTCTGATTTAACATATAAGGCAAATGAAAAGATTTTAAACCCTTTGGGATTAAAGAGAGCACTTGCTGGAGTAGAAGGCGCATATCACTTAGATCATATAATTCCGATCATAGAATGCTTTAAGCGTGGTTGGAGTTCTGAACAAACTAGTGCTTTAGAAAATCTTCAATTGTTAGACTGGAGAGACAATCTTTCAAAAGGCAGTCGATAAAATGTTAAATGATTTATATTGTGAATATTATCCACATTATAGAAATAATATAGTGCAAGATACGGATCAATGCTTTCGAGTATTAAAATATTGGAATGGACGTTGGAAACCCGACCACTATACTAAAAGGTGGCCTAGAGATATAGACTATTTTACAGGTTATAATATGAGAACAGTCAGTGATCTGAAACAGATTAATGCATATGCTAAAGAAAGAAAACATCAGGCACTTCAAAGAAGAATTGAAGGCAAAAGATCACCCATTAGACATGTTAAACCTTTTTGGGCGAGAATAAAAACCAAAGAACGAAAAGCACACCGATTAAATAATCCTAAAGAAGTCTTTTTTAAAATGTAAACGTGTTATAATGATTCTTTTAAGGATCATTATGGCTCTATATCCAGGTTTTAATAATGCTGATCAGTGGATGATTGACAAGGTAGCTGAATGGAAACAGAAATATCCAACGGAGTTGTGGAAGTTGTTTTCACCAGACTTTGGAGATTATCTACCACTAAGCATTCATGTTGGTTTATCACATGAAGCATTTTTCACAAAGCATCATGATACGTACAACAAGTTGAAAGCAGAAAATCCAGAAGCTGTTGCTGAAGCACGGAAGAAGTTATTTCGGGGTATGTACACGTACTCGGGAGGTCCAGATGCCGATTACCGTTGATTATATGATCATACTTAGCCAGATTGAAAATAAGAAATATTTTTCAGTCGGTGATAGTGGTGACATGCTTTCAATATCTGTATGTGAATTGGATGGTGCCGATCATCTTTCTGCTATTGCATTTGTAGATGAATACTGTTCTATTGTTGCACGTTTTATCAAAGGACGTAAAAAGTGGATTGATCCAGAAGGTAACGAACACACTAGCAAACAGATCTTGAAGATTGGGAATGAATATACCGGTGAAGACGGTGGTTGGACTGAGTACAGAACAACTGATATTGTGCTTAGAGTTCTAGATTACTATAAATAGATCATCATTCTATTTAGGGAATCAATATGAAATTATCAGAACTTTACAATATTAGAGAAAGTGCACAGGAATGGGATCCAAAAGCCACTGCACAATATGCATCAAAAATTAAAAAAGCACTTGAAGACAAAACAAATGCAACAGTAAATGATGTTACAAATGATGATGGGAGTGTAACATTGATTGTCAATCCTAGTGCAGGAAATCCTAGTGTAGGCTCAATTGTTCAAGGTACTGAAGGAGCAACTGCTAAAAATATTAGTATGGCTATTGATCCATTCTACTCAATGTTCAGGAAACAGGGTTGGAGATTTGACCAACCTTCTCAAG